ATTCGCCAAATGCTTTTTCGTACCTCAGAAAGGGGTTACTATTTAATCTCACAGAAAGGAGGTGAGGAAAATGAGATTTCAAAAAGAGATAAACATTTTTGCCAAAGATGCCATACTGAAACGCTTTCAGACGAACGAGACAAATTTCTCTGTAGTAAAAGGTAAGATTGAAGCTCTGATCAGCGAGAGTGAAATCCTCGAACTACAGAACAGCAAAGTAACAATGTACAGCAAACTAGTAGATGTGAAGCTTACTGTAGATGGACTTGAGCAGACCTATACAGATATAACGTCCAAATACGATGCTGTCAGCGGAAAGTACACAGACCTCGATGCCAAAGTTGCTGAGTATAAATCAGGTGTGGATGGCATGTCGCAAAACCTTTCACAGGTGCAGACAAATCTACGGGACAACTATAGTACCACAGCCACAATGAATGCTACTATCCAGGCCAAGATAGATGGTCTGTCCTCAACTATATCACAGACTTATGCTACAGGATCAGATGTTCAGCAGAAACTTGCATCTGCTGATGCAACTGCAAAAGGCTATGCGGATGCAGCAAAACAGGAAGCTGTTGATACCGCACAGGCGTCAACAAAAGAGCTGTTAAAGTCATATGCCACAGTCACGAAAACGCAGTCAATGATCGACCAGAAGGCAACGAGTATCGAAAGCACAGTATCATCTACGTATGCCACAAAAGATTCTGTTGGCGAATTGCAAACATGGAAAACAGAAGCGTCACAGAAGATCACTGACAGTGCTATCATATCAACGATTACATCGAGCACGGAATGGACAAAAAAGGCAGATGCAAATACTGTAAGCAAACTGGAAACCCGTGTTGAGCAAACAGAAACAGATATTACAAGTAAGGTATCTAAAAGTTCGATATCGTCAGAAATCAATCAGACAGCGCAAGATGTGAAAATTAGCGCATCAAAAATCAACTTTAATGGTCTCGTAACCGCAAACAATTACTTCAAGATTAATAAAAACGGTTCCATGGAAGCTATATCTGGAAAAATAGGCGGATGGACGATAGGTAGTAACACTTTAAAGTCTGTTGATAGTAAGATTACACTTGATGCAAAAAACGGAAAGATTACAACAGCACAAGACAATAGCGGTAGAGTAACTACTATAACTCCAGGAAATGTGAGCACAGGACATATAGCTGCAGTTGTAGGACACATAGGGACATCAAGAACTACGGTATCATATATCAAGATTGTTGAAGAATTCTCTGCTGGCGAAAGCAAGGATCACTCATCAATGTGTATCAATGGATCTTTCATGGCTGATGGGGAGAGTATAAAAATATATAACGCAAAACATGTAACAAGCGGCGGACATCTTGTTTTTGACTCGGACGGGAGTACAGTGGCATATTTGTCAAGTTCGGCAAAAAGGTACAAAAATCATCTCTCAAATATGACGTTGGATGAGGCGGAAAAAATTTTGGATATACCAGTTGTATGGTTTAACTACAAAGAAGGATATCTTGCTGAAGATGATCAAATGAATGGAAAACCAGTACCGGGAATGTATGCAGAAGATGTTGCGAAATATTATCCTGTTGGAGCTTATAACAACGAAGAGGGACTTGTTGAGAACTGGAATGAACGTATGATCATTCCGGCCATGCTGAAACTTTTACAAAACCTGTACAAAAGAATATCTTAAGGGGGGAAAACAAAAATGAAAATCAGAGCCGAGCCGTAATAGGCTCTTTTATTTTACAGAAAATTGCGCCGGCGCAACACCGGAGAAAGGGAAAATAATGAAAGAAAATCACATCAAAGCAATTTTTACAGCTATCTTTGCACTGATCAGTTCCGTACTGGGGGTACTGACAGTGCCGGTCCTCCTTATGGTAGTCTGCAATGTTCTCGACTATGCCACAGGTCTTATGGCATCTACATACAGAGCTGAGGATATCAATTCATACAAAAGCATTCGTGGAATCATGAAAAAAGTGAGCATGTGGCTCCTGGTGATTGTAGGAGCAATCATTGATCAGCTTCTTTTATATGCTTCCCAGACTGCAGGCATCACTTTACCATTTACATTCCTGGTGGCCTGCATTGTGGCAATCTGGATTATTTGCAACGAGATCATTAGTATCCTGGAGAATATCAAAGATATGGGAGTAACAATTCCAACATTTCTGATTCCGCTTGTAACACATGTAAAGTCTCAGGTAGAAGATAAAGTTAATATCAATCCAGAAAACGAAGATTCAGAGGGCGAGTGATCGTCCTCTTAGGAGGAAAAACATGTTAAAGATCATGGGAAAATCACAGGCCAGCATTGAACAGATGCGGGACTACATTAAAAAAGTAAATCCGCAGGTGTCCGATTCGGTCACAAAGATGATTCCGTTATATATCACAGAAGGAGCTGCAGAAGGAGTTCGCGGAGATATTGCCTTCGCTCAGTCCTGCCTGGAAACCGGAAACTTTACTTTCACTGGATCGTCAGTAACGCTCACTCAGAACAACTTCTGCGGTATGGGCGTGACCAAAACCGGTATGAGAGGCAACAGCTTCAAGAGCACTGCAGAGGGCATCCGGGCCCAGATCCAGCACCTGCAGGCCTATGCCAGCACAGATCGGCTGAAGAATCGCTGTGTGGATCCACGCTATACATACGTCAACAGAGGCTGTGCGGAGTATGTCGAACACCTTGGCATCCAGGAAAACCCGAAGGGCCAGGGCTGGGCATCCGGCCGGAATTACGGCCAGAAGATCATCAACATCCTGAGTGGCATATTATCTATTAAGGTATCAAATAAGGCATCAAAAACAGAAAAGGAGAGTGCTACCATGAGCATCATCAAAATGATCAGCAAGAAAAACTGTTACATTGGCCAGAACAAGCCTGCTTACATTGTAATTCATGAGACAGACAACTGGAGCAAGGGTGCGGATGCGAAAGCCCACGCTACAGCCATGAAAAATGGAAACCTGGCCGGAACCGTGCACTACTATGTAGATTCCAAATCTATCTATCAGACTTTAGAGCACAGTGACGGTGCCTGGGCCGTAGGAGATGGAAAAGGCAAGTACGGTATCACAAACCGTAACTCTATCAACATCGAGATCTGCGTGAATCCGGAAACAGACTACTATAAAGCAGTAGATAAGGCAGAACAGTTGGCAGCACAGCTCCTGAAGCAGTATGGATGGGGAACAGATCGCCTGAAACGCCACTATGATGTTTCCAGGAAGAATTGTCCGCGCCGGATCCAGGCAGAAGGACGCTGGCCGGAATTTGTAAAGAAGACTGCAGCATATATGAAGGGAGCAACGACAGTGAAGAATACGACAACAAAGAACACAGTAACATTAAGCGACAAGATCGAAGTCCAGTTCCCGGTTATCCAGAAAGGCAGTAAAGGAACTGCAGTATCCATGCTGCAGGCTGTGCTGGGAGTGAAGGTGGATGGTGATTTCGGAAATGACACAGAAACATCTTTGAAAGCATTTCAGAAAAATGTGAAACTCACAGCGGATGGAATCTGCGGAAAAGACACCTGGACAAAGGTGATCGAACACATGAAAGCCAACACATGAAAGCCAACACAAAATAAGCATAAGAACAGGTAAGAATGAAGCGATAGCTAACAAATAGCTAACATTATTCGGAAAAAGCCTGAGAATAAAGGAATTTCTGTTTCCGTACAGGAAGCTGCTGACGCTGGCAAATTCTGATTTCAGATAACGAAAAATAGTGGGAAAGGCTGTAAACCTTAGGGTTTATGGCCTTTTTCTTTTTGCTCTGCAATAGAAAAAAATATTCTCAAAAAGTGCGAAAACAGTAATAGCGAACACGTAGCTAACATTTTGTGGGAATTTATGAAATATTTTTTGGAGAAATTCATAAAATAAATCAAAGCGGCAGGGGAGATACGGAGAATATTCATGGAAGCGCTTGTGGATTATATTAAACCGGAATTGCTGATCACAGCGATCGCTTTGTATTTTATGGGGATCGCACTGAAGGAGGCTCAGGCTGTGAAGGACAAATATATTCCGCTGATACTGGGGTGTGCAGGGATCCTTATATGCGGAATTTATATTTTTGCTACCTGTTCCTGTAAAAATGCACAGGATATTGCAATGGCAGTATTTACATCCACGACACAGGGAGTCCTGGTGGCGGGGCTTTCTACATATGTGAACCAGCTGATCAAACAGCTGGAAAAAGATGAATAATGGATTTAAAGGAAGGACACATCATGCATGAGCAGATGTATCCTTCCTTTTTGAATTGGTTATTTATGCATTTTTCAGTGCCTGTTCCAGATCTTTGATAATATCATCCACATTTTCGATACCGATGGAAAGACGGATCATTCCAGGAGAAACTCCTGCTTCAACCAACTGCTCGTCGTTCATCTGGCGATGTGTATGGCTGGCTGGGTGAAGGACCATAGTGATGGAGGCGGCAACGTGAGTTGCGATGGTGGCAAGCTTCAGACTGTCCATAAAACGGACTGCTGCATCACGGCCACCGGTCAGTTCAAAGGAGATAACGCCGCAGGTATGACCATCCTTCATATATTTCTGAGCCAGTGCGTGATATTTATCCTCCGGAAGTCCTGCGTAATTTACATGAGAAACCTTTTCGTGTGCGTTTAGGTATTCTGCAATCTTCTGGGCGTTGGAGCAATGGCGTTCAACACGCAGTGGAAGCGTTTCCAGGCCGAGGTTCAGAAGGAAGCAGTTCATCGGAGACGGAATAGAGCCCAGATCACGCATCAGCTGGGAAGTAGCCTTAGTGATG